TGGGCGCTTCCCCACCCGCGGCGAGGCAGTCGCGTTGTGCGCTACTGAGCTACAGTTGGCTGCCACTTCGGACAAGATCGAGACCAACAAGTTTCCTGAGAAGACTCGGATCATCACCGGCCTGTGCGGGTCTGCTCGACGTGTCATGAGTGAGTACGAATTCAACAATGGGGCAGTGGGCGTGAACGTCCCTGGCTACACGGTTGGCGTAGACCCAGGTGCTGTGAGGAGCAAGATCTATGCGGCTCTGAAAGAAGACATCCTGCCGGGAGACGAGCGCATCTACGGCTCACTGGACCTGTCCAGCTTCTCTACAGGCATGCACTGGGACATCCAGCACTGGACAAATGAGGTGTTCTTTGAGACTTACGATGGTGCAGAGGACGTCGAAGAGGTCATCGAGAAGTGCACGGATGGAGTTGCGCACGTCCGGGCCGAGGAGGGTATAGCACTGTATGACGTCAACGATGATGGGGCGGACCTGGAGGGGGTCGATGGCAAGCGTAACACTGTCTCGCACGCTACGTTGTGGTACATCTTCCGGGCTGAAGCCTACGCGAAGGGGATCGAGGGCCAGATGCGAGCGTTCATCTACATCGACGATGGGGCGTTCGTGATTGACCTGCCATCGGACACCCTCCATAACGATCTTGACACTCTGCGTCGTGCGCTCCTGAGTGTTTACGTGGCGTATGGATTCAAGCTCAGCCTGCTCAAGACCGTGTTTTCTCGGGTGTACATGCAATTCCTTAACGAGGTGTACTACCACGGGATTCATGTCGGCTACGGCTTCCGCGCGCTTTGCCACACTGCAGCCCAGCCTTTCCCGGTCGCCGCCACTGTGGAGGAGGAGCTAGCCGTGATATCGTCTGGGATACGTGGAGCCGCTGTGTCAGGAGGCCACCCGTCACGACTGATGGCTGGCTACCACACTGTCCTCAGCCTGTACATGCAAGGCGTGGTCGGCAACAAGGGCGCGAGCTTGGTGACTGACACTCCGGTCGAACAAGCGCTCCTGCTGCTGACGCCAACTGTGGCTGGGGGCTGGGGCCTGCCGAACACGACCTCTCTGTTCTCGAATCTCACAGGCCACCGCGACGTGGAAAAGCTGCAGACTGTGCGCAAGATGCGTAAGGAACTCACCTACCTCCACGCGCGGGGCCTGCACGACCTCGCCACGCCCTTCTGCTCATGGGTGACCGGCCATCTCACTGCGCCAGTGGTAGTGGCCCACGATCGCGTCCCCGACAGGATTGCGGTGGGTCTGCCAGGATCAGCTAGCATCGGGTCAGGGTCTCGAGACACTGACATCGCAGAAGCCGCGTCCAAGTTGGCAACGTCAGAGACTGCAAAGAACCTGATAGACAACTACCTGTCCGGAATGAAGAACCCGCCGACCAACAGCTTCGCTGCTGCGTATGTCCAGGCAATGGCTCCCTGCCCGGAGAAGCTCCCGATCGCACTCACCGAGAAGGCTCTCGCTACTGACGCAGATTCGTCAGTGACCCTGCTGGTTGAGAAGATTGCGAGTAGCCGGATGGTGGAGAAGTTCCTGGGCCGCCGCGAGCTGAACCGCCTCAAC